CACGCCGCCGCCGCCGCCGCCGCCTCCGCCGCCGCCGCCGCCGCCGCCCACTCCGCCTCCGCCCACGCCGCCTCCGCCCACGCCGCCTCCGACGCCGCCTCCGCCGCCCACGCCGCCGTGCGGTCCTGGTTTGTGAGCCATCCTCGTGCCCACTCGCGCCAGTTCTCCGGCGCACGTCGCCATGCGCAGGCGATGGCATAGCGTACGCGCTGCTCGGTCGTCACGAAGGGCGACGCGATTTGCCGAACGGTGGTCAGGGTACGGCACCCGCATTTCATCTGGCCTTCGCGTTTGCCAATCTCGCCCTCTGCCTCCCACATCATGGCGTCCCTGTAGTTGCAGTGGATCGGGTTGTGGAGCACCCCTAGCAGCGGGTGCTCGTATGCGTGGATCCATGAGTTCGAGCAGAGCGGCCCGCCCTCCGGCCCGGTGGCTGTGTGGGTTACGCCGGGTCCCCATTGCATGCCGCCGAATGTCTGGCCTGCGCTATCGGTCAATTTGACCAGTTTCATAATCGTTCCTTTCGTATGCCGTATACACGGCGTCCATCCATGCAGATAGAGCGGCGACTGCCGCCGCGAGGATCAGTGCGAACGCCACCCAACGGAGCGCCGCTCTTCGTGTGGCGCGGCGTTCTTTGTTCCCGCACCAGCGTCTGCGAACCTTGTCCGCGTAGTCGAGATTAAGCCCCACGTGAACCTCCAATAAACACGGCCGCTGCCAGCACCGCGGCGGCCAGCCACAGCAGGGCGGCCACCAACATGGCGATGCCCTCGGTGAGACGCCGACGACGCCGAGCCTGGCGGCGCTGCGCGCAGTAGGCGCGCAGATCGTCCTCCCAGTGGACGGCCATCACAGCCACCCCAGCAGTTCCGCTACCGCGCGGGCGGCGCGGCGCGTGTAGGCCTGGTGTGAAGATCCCGCGGCGATCAGCCGAAGCGTCTCCCGCTTGCCTGCCGTCCACACCCAATAGTCTGGGTGCTGGCTGATGCGCACTCCCTGATACTCCGTTCCGGGCTCCTGCGCCCTGGTGTGGACGCAGCATTCCGCGGCGACGTATGCGTAGACTTTCATTTGGCCATTTTTCCTCTTTCGGTGAGCCTCTGGCTCCCTTCCTTCCGGCTTACGCCGCGTCCCGGTCCTGAGGGCCGAGGCGTGGCGGGGCTGCGAACAGGCCGCGCCGGTGGAGTCAGGTGTACCGCTCCAGCCACCATGTACGCGCCGCGCGCACCGTGCGGACTCCCGCGGACGCCATGCGATCCGCATCGTCCCACGCCAAAAATGCCCACTCCGAGACGTCTGGCGAATTGCCGTCGGCGGCTTCCGCATGCATTTTGATTGCCTCGGCGGCGATCTTTGAACGCCGCTCGACCCGGCGGGCGAAACCATAAAAATCGCGCGCGTCAAGACCTTTCACCGCGCGCTCGAATTCGTTGTGTTCCATGTATCCAGTATAGCCGGAATCACGAATTAGTCAATAGGAGAATTGTTAAATTCTGTTAAGCCTCGATTTTGCCCTTGACCGGCGCGCGGACAGGCTCTATCGTGGATCCATGGAGAAAGTAGAGGCGGTAGAAATAGTAGACGTAGTAGAGGTACCGCCAGAATCGGATCCACGCCGCCGCCTCCAGCCAAAACTGCCGCCCGACGTGGTTGATTTCGTCCGCGTCGAGGCCACCCGGCGCCGGATCTCTCATGGCGAGCTGCTGACGGAGATCATCCGTCAGCACATGCCCGCGGAGGAGTTGGCGTGACCGGCGACTGGTGGGACTCCTGGCAGGCCCGGCTGGGCGCTGAGATCGAGGCTGAGATGCGCCGGCGCGAGCGAGAGGCGCGTTTGCAGGTTCTCGATTGCCTGTGCTGGGCTGTATTTTTCGTCGGGGTGGCCTGGCTCGTGTTCCAATTGTTCGCGTGAGACGGAGCGCGGGGCCGGCCGATTGACTGTGCCCGCCACGCTTTTCAGGACGCCAGACCGCGCGGGCGTAGTACGCGCGAACGCAGCCCGGGGCGCGCCCGGGCATCTGAAGACCGGGTCACCAGGCAGGGCCGGAGCGGGGGCTCCGGCCCTGAAAAAGGAGAGTGCATGGAAGGCGTACCGATTGGGGCTGAAATCGTCGCCGTGCGGTGCGTTGCGCCCGGCGAGTGGTACATCAGCAGCAGAGGATGCGTGTACCGTCGCGCAGACACCGCGACGTTCGATGTATTTCCGGTCATCCGCTGGACTCACAGCTACGGGGACCGGCCACTGGAGGCCGTGCCGATCCCGGCGGATACGCGGCTGGCGGGTGGGACCATCGCGGGGGCCTTCCGCCCGGCGGTCATCGGCGATCTGATCCTGACGCCGGATGGCGATGTGTCGGTCGCGGACCGGTGGACGGGTCACTGGCCGCGCCTGATCCTGGAGCGCGCCCCGGAGCAACCGAAGCCGCCGAAGCGGCGCGCGGTGAAGGTTTACCTCCAGGACGGAACCATTCAGCGCTGGCTAATTTCCGGGCCGCAACCCGATTATGCCGAAGTCGTCGAGGTGCCGGATGAAGCCTGACCCAGCCCCGCCCGCCTACACCGGCGACCCGGTGCGCGACTACGACCGGCACTGCCGGCGCCAGGACCGCCGGGCCGACTCCGCGGTGCGCGAGGGCCGCGCCGGAGCGTGCTCGGCCTGCCAGACGAACGTCACGGGGATGACGTGCTCATGGTGCGGGCGGTGGACCTGCGCCGAGTGCGCGGTGTACGTCGATCAGTTTGCCTGCCCGGCGTGCGGTCCGCTTTGTGAGATCCGAGCGCACCTGGGCGCGGCGCTGGCCCAAGTCACTCCCAGTGACGATGAGATCATCGTTGAGCACGTGAGGCGGGCTCATGATATGGCGGTGGCTGCGCTGGCAGACCGGCGCCGGGAGGGTGTGTGATGGCGGATCTGCTGGGTACCGAACGTGCAGACGGCGAGGCGGCCAAACTCCCGGCGCCTGGAGGTCCTCGCCGACCAGGAGGCCGCCGGGCTACGGCGGCTCTGCGGATCGCCCAAGGGGTGCTGCTCAAGCTGGAGCGGATCGGCTCCGTCGCCACGGCGACGGGCGCGGATGAGGTCTGCGCCGCGATTGAGCGAGAGTTGCCCGAGGTGCGGCGCGGTTCGAAAGATGGAGGTAAAGGATGAGCAGTGAGATTCAGGTGCGGAAATCCGCCGAACTGGCGGAAGCGCCGAGCGCCGAGAGCAATATCCTGACGGTGATCGCGCGAGCGGCGGCGGACCCATCGGTGGATGTGGCGAAGATGGCGGCCTTACTTGACATGCAGGAGCGCGTCATGCGGATCCAGGCAGATGTGGCATTCAAGGCCGCGCTCGCCCGAATTCAACCGCGCATGCCGCGGGTGAACCGGCTGGGCAAGATTGAGGTTTCCGGCGTGGTCCGGTCGAAGTACGCCAAGTACGAGGACATCGATGAGGCGATCCGCCCTCTGCTGGCCGAGGAAGGATTCTCGGTGGACTTCGACACGGAATCATCCGACCGCGCGCTCACGGTAAAGATGCGCGTGAGCCATGCGGCCGGCCATTCCGAGCACCGCCGCCTGACGTTGCCGTTTGATGCGAGCGGGAGCAAGAGTGGGACGCAAGGCGTGGGCTCTACGCTCTCCTACGGGAAACGCTATCTCCTGACGGCGTTCTTTAACATCATCACGGTGGATGAAGACCAAGACGGGGCGGAGTACATCGGGCTCGACGATCAAAACCGCGTTCGCGATCTCCTGATTGCGACGGGCTCGGACGAACTGCGGTTCCTCGCCTGGCTCGGTGCATCCTCGGTCAAAACGATCCCGGTGAATCGGCTCGATGCCGCGCTGGCTGCTCTGCGAAAGAAGGCCAAGAAGTGAGGGTCTTCGATGTCGAGCAGGGCTCCCCGGAGTGGTGTAAACTCCGCATGGGGATCCCGACCGCCAGCGCGTTCGACCGCATTCTGACGCCTGGCGGGAAGCCGTCGAAGCAGGCGGAAGCGTACCGGCATCACCTGATCGCCGAGATGTTTTTAGGTCGCCCCATCGACGCGCCGAAAACATCCTGGATGGAACGCGGATCCGAGATGGAGGGCGAGGCTGTCTGCTGGTACGAGTTTGAGCGGGACGTGGCGGTCCAGACCGTGGGTTTTGTGACCGACGACGATATGACGGTGGGTTGCTCGCCTGACCGGCTGGTGGGGGACGATGGGCTCCTGGAAATCAAATGCCCAAGCCCGGCTGTCCATGTCGAGTACCTACTCTGGGGCGGCGTGGACGATGCCTACAAGCCGCAGCTCCAGGGACAGATGCTCGTGACGGGCCGCGACTGGGTGGACATCGTATCCTACCACCCGGAGATGCCATGCGTGGCGGTGAGGGTTCCGCGCGACGATGCCTATTGCGCGTCATTGGCCGATGCACTGGTGGAATTCAACCGGCTGTTGGAGGCGGAGAAGCAGCGGCTGGTCGGGCTTGGACACAAGTTCAAAGGGAGGTTCTGATGACCAACGAGGCGATGCACGAAAGCCTGGTGGCTGCGCTCAACGAGCGCAAGGCCATCATGGAAGAGAAAAAAGTCATTTTGGCGGATGTCCGCGCCCGCTTGGAGCGGTGCGAGATGGACATTGATCGGTACAGGCAGAAGCTCTCTGGCGAGGACCGGCAACTTACACTGGAGGCGGAGTGATGGATGCCGCGGCGGTCGCTATGGCCTTCATTGGAGCATTCTCCATCGTGGCCGGCGCGGTGACGTGGTTCCGGCCGGAGTTGTGCCGCTGGCTGGGCATCCTGTTACTGGCCCGCGCGCATGCATTGGAGGTGCAGGGCAAGGCCATGAAGGTTGCGCTGAGGGAGTACGGAGAGGATCACGGAGGTGTGCGATGATATTTGGCGTTGACATCGCAGCACTATATCGTGAGATCGAGAACGGGGAGGTGGATGTATGAGCGACCGCAGCCGGATCGAGTGGTGTGACGCGACGTGGAACCCGTTCCGTGGTTGCTCGCGGGTGTCCGATGGTTGCCGCAACTGCTACGCCGAGAGGATGGCGGCACGCGGATTGCCTGGATTGCTGAGTCCGACGACCGGCGAGCCGTTCGCAAGAATGCGCCCGCTATGCCCTCCGAATGCGGCAGGCGTACATCAGATTGAACCGCGGTGGACCGGCCGCGTGGAACTAATCGAGTCGCAACTGGAGGTTCCGCTGCGATGGCGTAGGCCGCGCCGAATCTTTGTCAACTCGATAAGCGACATGTTCCACGAGGCCGCGACCGAAGCCACGATAGACCGTATCTTCGCGGTGATGGCGCTCTGCCAGCAGCACACGTTTTTGGTGCTAACTAAGCGGGCTAATCGGATGCACGCCTATTTTGGCGACAACCGTCCGCATGAAATTGACAAGGCTTTACTGTGGGCCGTTTCGTTACCGTACTGTCGAGGATCAATACCGTGTTTCGTGCAGCGTGACGGAGTACAAGGGTGGCCGCTGCCGAACGTCTGGCTCGGCGTATCGGTCGAGGATCGACGCACAGCCGACGAGCGTATCCCGTTGCTGCTGATGACCCCGGCGGCGCGGCGCTTCATCAGCTACGAGCCTGCGCTAGGATCGGTGGATATCAGCCGTTACTTGCAGCCCCGAATGACGTTGACCTACGGGTCGAATCCGCCACCACGGCTCGACTGGGTCATCGCTGGCGGCGAGTCTGGACCCGGCGCTCGGCCAGCGCACCCGGACTGGTTCCGCTCGGTGCGCGACCAGTGCCAAGCGGCTCAAGTGCCGTTCTTCTTCAAGCAGTGGGGGGAGTGGGCGCCGGAGCGCAAGCGGTGGCCCGGAGACAAAAAAGGATGCTCCTGCGGGGCTCGCGCTGGCCGCGTCAGGATCGACACGGAAGGCCGCGACGTGACGTCCACCCCGGGGCTATGGGACTCCACTGACAAATATTTCTGGCGCATTGGCAAGGGGGACGCCGGCCGCCTACTGGATGGCCGCGAGTGGAACAAGTTCCCGGAGGCCGCCCGTGGCTGACTGGCGCGACATAACCCCGGCCTACCGCGTCCATGTCTGGGAGGCGGAGCGTGGGCGCGCGGAGTACCGCGCATGCATCGTCGGCGGTCCGCACTGGGCCGGTACGGCGCACGCCATGGAAGACGCCCTGGCGGAAATCCGGCTGGGCGTCTTGCATTGCCTGAATGGCGGGACCTGCGATCACGATTCCGGCATGAGACTGATCTGTTGGACGGAACGGATGAAGCGCGAGTTACGCGCACAAAAGCTCGCCCGGATGGGACGGACTGTTCGGAGGTCAAATGCATTCCGGTGATAGGCTGAGGGAGGTTGCCTATCTGCGTGACCGTCCTCTGCCAGTGCTGGCCTTGGCCATGGCATACGCCCGTGTGCTCGGTCGCGGCAAGGCCCCGGAGCAGTACCGGAGGCCGAAGCGCGCGCCGCGGCAACTGCCGCTACTGGAGAAATGATGTGGCTCTACGTTCCATCTCGGTCTGCTCGGGCGTCGGAGCCCTTGACCTTGCCGTTGAACTGGGAGCCGACGCCTGCGGACTTGGACCTGTGGAGCCGCTCCTGTACATCGAGCGGGAGCTTCCGGCAGCCGCGATACTGGCGAGCCGCTGCGAGGACGGATCGCTTCCGGCCGCTCCAATTTGGTCAGACCTCGCAACCTGCGATGGAAGCCGCTACCGAGGCCTGGCTGACATCGTTATTGCCGGGCTGCCCTGCCAGCCATACTCCGTCGCTGGCAAGCGGCGCGGCCATGACGATGAGCGGGCCATCTGGCCGTCCTTCTTCGGACTCCTGGATGGATGCGGCGCGCCGCTGGTTTTCCTCGAAAACGTGGCCGGCTTCGTCAAATTCTGGCCGCCAGTCCGGGAGCAATTACGTGAGCGTGGATACAGAGTGGTGGGGCCACTTGTCCTCGCAGCTTTGGACGTTGGCGCAAGTCATCAGCGTAAACGGATGTTCGTCCTGGCCTATCGCGCGCCGGGAGGACGGGGAGAGTTGCGGGAATCATCCGGGAGCGGTGGACTCGCTGACGGGGGCCACGAGCCAGTGGACGACGCCACAGGCCCACGATCAGGCCGGCGGGAACCCGGAGAGGATCAGACGCATGGGGACGCAGCATGGCTGCGCCAATCTGGCGGACGACGTGACGCAGTGGCGCACGCCGGATGCCCCGGGAGCGTGGCCGACACCATCGAGCAGGGACGAGAAAAACCCAAACAGGCCGGAATCTGGCAACTTCCAGCGGAAGCTGGCCATGGGATGGACTATCGATCTCAGCGATGTATCGGCCTGCTGGACAACTCCAGACTCGCGGGATTGGAAGAGCGGCGAGGCGAGCCAGGAGACTCTGGGTCGAAATGCGCGCCCACTGAACGAGGCGGTGACGAACTGGAGGACTCCAAATACCAGGGACCACCATGCTCAAGGGCCACGGGACAATCATCCACAGAGACAAACGACTCTCGTGGATCAATCGAATATATGGGGCTCTTCGCCCCCGGCCCCGGAGACCCGACCTGGCCAGCGATCATTTCCGCCAACCCGCTCATTGCGCCGGCTGTCTCACATTTCGAAGCTTTCCGCGCGGGACTCGTTGCTGCTGGATTGCTGGACCATGCGGCTCTGGGCTGCTCGCCGGCGGAGATCGGCCACCGTCTGGCAAAGGCCGCATCTTCGGAGAAAGCTCAGCGCATCATTTGTCGAGTGGCTGATGGGGTGGCCCGTTGGATTGACGGACGCACGGCCCGGCTGCGGGCCTGTGGAAATGGCGTCGTGGCGCTCCAGGGCGCGGCTGCATTTGCGCTCCTGGCTGTCGCGGCTGGCCTCGGAGATGGGGCGCGGGCAGGGTAACTTGTGGGAGGTGAGAGATGACAACACTTGAGAAACTGGTGGCATTGTCTAACGGCTGCGCTGTAGAGTGCGTGGACGGCGCGATGTGGGCGACGGACGGCTGTGTCCTCATCCGCGTGCCGGACGACAAGCCGCCCGGGAAACACGGCGACCATTGGGTGCGCGTGGGGGATGATCTGGTGCGGAATATAAAGCGCGCGTTGGTCGTGCCGGATGATGCTGGCAAGATCGTGTGGGCCGAAAGCGTCTATGTCTCGACGGGGAGCGGCATGGCGTACCGGGAGGGCGAGCGCGGCGGCCGGATTGTGGTCAACGAGGCGTATCTGAGGCTCTGTGGTTTCGGCGGCGACGTGCGTATGCTGACGACCGGGCCAAATAAGGCGATCCATGCCGTGGACGCAGCCGGGTCGGTCGTCGGCATCCTGATGCCGCTGCGGTCGGGCAGTGTCGAACTGGATGGATTGCTGCGCGTCGATGACTTTAGCGCCTGGTGCACCGAGCAGTGGCTCTACGGTGGCGCTGAGGATGTGGTCAACGAGGCGTATCATCGCCTCTTCGGCGGCGGCCTCAGGATCAGGATGGCGGAGAGGAGAAATGAATGACCGGAGAACGCAAGAGTGATGACTGGCGCTGGGGGAAGGGCAAGACGACAACCTGTGGATATTGCCACGAGTCGCTTGACCAATGCCAATGCGACGGAGCGGAGGATAGCGACCTTGACCGCATCCGCTGCGAGCAGACCGAGGCCGGCGAAAGCCTTCGTCGGGGTGGCTGGATTCAGACGTTTACCGGAGTACACTTCTATCCGCTTGACCCGCGGCCGTGCGAAATCCTGATTGAGGATATCGCGCACGCGTTGTCGATGCAGTGTCGGTATTCTGGCCACGTAAACCGGTTCTACTCAGTCGCCGAGCACTCCATCCGCGTGGCCGAGTTGGTTCCTCGCGAGTTGCGCTTGTTGGCGCTGATGCACGACGCCGCCGAAGCCTACCTTGTGGATCTGCCGCGCCCACTGAAGCGGTACTCAGACATGGGGGCGGAGTACAAGAAAATTGAGGATCACCTCATGATTGCAGTCTGCGAACGGTTCAGGCTGGCGTGGCAGGACCCGATGCCGGATGAAATCGAGCGTGCCGATAAGGGCATGCTCTGGGTGGAATCGCGTGATCTCATGACGCCTGATACATGCTGGGACAAGTGGCGCAAACTGACTACCGGGCTGGAACGGCCGATCACGACTACGATGACGCCAGCCAGCGCAGAGAAAACGTTCTTGCGCGTGTTTGAGATGCTGGCATAGGAGGCGCGATGCTGGGGGCGAGCGACTGGGTGATGGAGGAGATATTGGTGGGAGATTATCAGCAGTTCATTGTGTCGAAGTTGATTCGATTCACTCCGGCGGGATTCGCCGTGCGAACTTCCGACATCCATCCGATGCTCTTCCCATTCCAGCGCGACATCGTGCGCTGGTCATGTGGCAAAGGCCGCTCGGCCATGTTTGAGGACTGTGGGCTCGGTAAGACGTTTCAGCAGCTTGAGTGGGCGAGGTTTGTTCATCAAGAGACGGGCCGCCCGGTCATCATCTTCGCCCCGCTGGCCGTCTCGCAGCAGACGAAACGAGAGGGAGCGAAGATCGGAGTATCGGTCAACATCTGCACCGGATCCAGCGACATTAAGCCCGGAGTCAACGTCACCAACTACGAGAAGTTGCATCATTTCGATCCATCAGGATTGGGAGGAATTGTACTGGATGAGTCCAGTATTCTGAAGGGATTCGACGGGAAAACCCGCAGGCTGATTACAGAGTTCGCCTTCGGTATACCATATCGGCTTTGTTGCACGGCTACACCGGCACCGAATGATTACATGGAGCTCGGGAACCACGCTGAATTTCTAGGCGTGATGAAACTTTCTGAGATGCTCTCCATGTTCTTCGTCCATGACGGCGCAGACACGTCGAAGTGGCGGCTGAAGCGGCATGCTGAAAGCGAGTTCTGGAAGTGGGTTTGCTCGTGGGCTGTGGCACTTCGGGCTCCATCCGATTTGGGTTATGACGACAATGGCTTCAGGCTCCCTGCTCTGCGGATGGAACAGATTTCCGTGGACTCTGATCACAACCCATTCGGAACCCTATTCCCGACCGAGGCGCAAACTCTCGATGAGCGTCGCAACGCCAGGCGCGCAAGCCTCCCCGAAAGAGTCATGGCCTGCGCCGATCTGGTCAACTCGATCAACGAGCCGTGGATTGTCTGGTGCGACCTGAACGCCGAATCCGAGGCGCTAGCAGGGGCTATACATGATGCCGTTGAGGTGAGCGGGTCCGACGACTCGAACGACAAAGAGAGCGCACTCTCCGGCTTCGCAGATGGCTCCATTCGGGTTCTCGTTACAAAGCCCACCATCGCCGGATTTGGAATGAACTGGCAACACTGCCGACGCGTGGCATTTGTCGGCCTGTCTGATTCCTACGAGCAGTTCTACCAAGCGATCCGTCGCTGCTGGAGATTTGGACAAAAGCGCGACGTGTATTGCTACGTGATCACTTCGGAACTGGAAGGGTCAGTGGTACGCAATATCGAGCGCAAAGAAAAGCAGGCAATCGCGCTTATGGATGGAATGGTGAATCACATGAAGACAGAGATGCAGAAGGAAATCAAAGGCACAGTGCGGGAAACTTCCGAGTACGAAACAACAATGGTTGCGGAGGGGGATTGGACTGCTATTCTGGGCGATTGTGTGGAGCACGTTGGAAAGATGCCGGAGGACTCCATTGACTACACCATCTTCTCGCCTCCGTTCGCCTCGCTCTACACCTACTCCAACAGCGACCGCGACATGGGCAACTCCAAGGACATGGACGAGTTCATCCGGCACTTCGGATTCCTGGTGCGCGAGCTTTACCGTGTCACGGCGCCGGGCAGGTTGCTTTCGTTTCATTGCATGAATCTGCCTTCTTCCAAGGAGCACGATGGCGTCATCGGAATCAAGGACTTTCGGGGGGATCTCATCAGGCTGTTTCAGGCCGCAGGGTTCATCTATCACTCCGAGGTCTGCATCTGGAAAGACCCTGTGACAGCCATGCAGCGCACCAAGGCCATCGGGCTGCTTTACAAGCAACTGCGCAAAGATTCGACGATCTCCAGGCAGGGCATCCCGGATTACCTCGTCACCATGCGCAAGCCGGGAGTCAATCTGGCCCCTGTCACAAAGACCTACGATAGCTTCCCGGTTGAGCGGTGGCAGCGGTACGCGAGTCCCGTGTGGATGGATATCAACCAGAGCGAGACACTGAGCCGCGTCGAGGCGCGCGAGGAAGACGACGAAAGGCATATCTGCCCGCTGCAACTGGAGGTCATCCGCCGCGCTCTTGAACTGTGGACCAATCCGGGCGATCTCGTGCTGAGCCCGTTCATGGGCATCGGATCCGAGGGATACGAATCAATCAAGGCTGGCCGCAGGTTTGTCGGAACGGAGTTGAAGCGGTCGTATTGGGAACAGGCCGTCAAGAATTTGCGGCACGCATCCGCTTTTGGGACGGCACAGGGATCGTTGTTCTTCGCCGCGCTGCCAGAGGAGAGTGAGGCATGAAGCGCCCCGCCCCGCGCGAGTCCCAGATTGCCCTGGCCATCGCCGACTATCTCGGCTACCGCGGCTGGCGGGTCCACCGCCTGGGCGCGAGCCGCTACCAGGCCAGCTGCCCCCACTGTAGCGGCCCGGTGACGGCGGGCAAGCTGGCCGGCCGGGCCGAGCAAATAGGTCTTGATCCGGGGACGCCGGACTACATCGCGGTCCATCCGTCCGGCCGCGTGCTCTACATCGAAGTCAAGGCCGCGCGCGGCAAACTGTCTCCTGTTCAGCGGGCCATGCACGCGGCGCTGAGATGCGACGGGTTTGAGGTGCTGACGCCGCGGTCGGTTGCCGACGTGATGGAATACCTGGAGGTTGAATGACGCCCGAAGATCAAATCCAACTCATAGTGGGGATTGAATGAATACTCTATTTGGCAGTGATCTTTTTGGCAATTCTGCCGAAGGCCCATCGGATTGCAAACTGGCGGATCAAGCCAACAAGCCGCTGAGGGACCCAAGAAATAGTTCCCAGGTCTACTACGATAGTGCGATGAGCGTGGCTTATTTATATGCAGAGTTAGCAGCCCTGTCGGGGCAGAAACTCAGGAAAATAGTCCATCACACTGGGCGTGTGGCGCCGAAGCCGAATGCCGATGAGCAGGCAGGAGATTGGGGGGATCGTGACTATCCGATCCGAGATTGACCCCGATGGCGAGTACTGGTCCCTGGCTGCGGACTATGCCGTGTCTTGCCGGCTGATCGTCTGCCACCGGCCAGCGCCGCCAAGCGAGATGGTGGAGCCATCCGGCCTGCCGACGCACCCGCCGATCCGCTGGCGCCATGATGGCATCTCGCCGTGGGATCGGTTCGGCCATGGGGAGGACCTGAGCCTTGCTTGACGCCGAAACTAATCCGCTCTACGATGTTTCTGGGAACTCCCGCGCCGGCCTGATCACCGGAGCGGCCCAGGACACGCCGGAACCACGGCGGGGAGCCTCATCCTCCCCGCCACCGGCTGACCCAAAGGAGGGGTCGCAATGAACGCTCTCGAAAAGTTATCGCAAGCCACGCGGATGCTGTCTGAGGTGCGTACCGCCTCGGATGCGAAGGAGTTGATGGACCTTGCCGACGCGGCGACATACTACGCGCGCAAGGCGAAACTCGGACAAGATGCCATTTACTACGCCCACGCCATCAAGATCAGGGCAGAGGTGCTGCTGGGCGGCTTCCTGCGGGACGGGCCGAAGAACGAAGGAGAGAGGGGGAGGTTTACGGGTGGTACCTCACGGGTACCGCCCAGAGAACTCCCACCTACGCTGGCGGACCTCGGCATCACGAAGAAGCTGTCGGCCGAGGCCCAAATGCTAGCCAACATTGCCAAGAGAAAACCTGAGTGGATCTCGGCAGTGGAAAGCAACGAAAAGACGATACGGGAGATTATCCAGCTAGAAAAGCAACTGAAAAAGGAGTCTGTTGTTCTGGCCATCAAGGCCGAACCGGCTCCACTTCCAGCCGGGCCATTCCGCGTGATTGTGATTGATCCTCCATGGAAGTACGAAGCGCGCGCCGAGGACGTTACACACCGCGCCAGGAATCCTTACCCTGACATGGAGTTGGGCGAGATCAAGGCTCTGTCAATCGGCAAGATCGCACATCGGGATTGCATCCTCTGGCTTTGGACAACAAACGCTTTCATTGTCGAAGCGTTTGAATGCTTAATGTCCTGGGGTTTTGAGCGTAAGACCATGTTGACCTGGGTCAAAGACAGAATGGGGCTGGGCACATGGCTGCGCGGGCAAACAGAGCATTGCATCATGGCGATCCGCGGACGGCCTACGATCACACTGACAAACCAAACGACTGCCCTCCTGGCTCCTTTGCGTGAACACTCGAGAAAACCAGATGAGTTTTATTCCCTCGTGGAGTCTCTCTGCCCCGGGTCCAAGATTGACATCTTCGGTCGGCAGGGACGCCAAGGATGGAGTGTATGGGGAGCCGAGGAGTCACACTTCGATGAATAAAACGTTCGCGGACCAACTGAATTTTGGACGTGAAATCGAGAAGTGCGTGTCCAGGTGGCTTATGAAACGCGGAGAAAGCATCCTGCCCGTGTATGACTACTCCGGATTGGCGGAAGACAAAGCCCCTAAATTGACAAATCTCCATTCATCCGACTCTCTAGTTCTTCCAGATCTTCTCGGCTTTCGGATGGGGCGTGGAATGTGGTTTGAGGTCAAATTCAAAGACAGCGCCAACTTTACCCGCATTACTGGGAGGCTGGAGACCGGAATCTCCAAGAGGCTCTGGGATCAATACTGGCGCGTGGCTGCTATTTCAGGGTTGCCTGTCTGGTTGATATTCGCCCACAAAAAAGAGAATGAGATCCGGGCCGGATCGTTGGGGATGCTCCAGCATAAATGCCGATTCTACGAAGGCGGAAAGATGGGCCGCTGTGGCATGGTGTTCTTTCCTTACGACTCCTTGATCCTTCTGTCCAAATACAGCGATGTCGTGATTGGAGTATAGTGATGGCATTACGCGCGGTTCCAGACCACCCAAAGTTCGCAGATTTGAAAGCCCGCCTCGGCCGCGGGAAGGGCGAGACTCTCGGCTACCTCGAAGCTCTCTGGCACTTCTGTGGCCGATTCACTCCACGGGGCAACATAGGGAAATATTCAGATCGCGCCATCGAGGGTTGGATTGAATGGCCGGGAGAGCCGGGACTCCTGATAAGCTCGCTGATCGAGTCCGGCTGGCTCGATCCATCGGGCGAACATCGACTGGTTGTACATGACTGGGGACAACACGCAGATCACGCAACCCGGATGTCCATAAGGCGCGCAAACCTGGAGTTTATACGTTCTGTGCGCACACCGGACATACACAAGACATACACCGGACATACGAAAGGCGAAAGTGGTTGCACACCGGAGACACTTCCGGAGCCAGAGCCAGTACCAGATCCAGATCCAGATAACCCCCCCTACCCCCCCTTGGGGGGAACTCCGGCTGACGCCGGAGGATGTGAATTCGGCCTTGCCCCCGTTTACGGCGGAGGCAACGGCAAGCCGCGCCGCGCCAAGCCGCGGAAATCTGAACCCACCCGCGAGCAGGTCTCATGGTTTGAAACCTGCTGGGAGCGGTATTGGAGGCGGCAGGCGAAGCAGGACGCGATAAGGGCGTTCGCCGAGTGTTGCACCAATGGGAGTCTCTACGCGACGATAGCGGCGGCAATCACAGACCAGACGCCAGGCATGATGGCGCGTGATGAGTGCAACCGTCCGTGTTTCGGGCCATGGCTCCGCGGCCGGCGCTGGGAGGACGAACCAGAGAAGCCGCCGCAACCGAGACTGACGGCAGCCGAGAGAGCGCGACTGGCATGGGAGGCGGAATATGTCGGCAGTGAGTAAGGCGTTCGCCGTGAAACAGGTCGCGCGGCTCCCCGGCCAGCACTACCTGAGCCCCGAGCAGCGGGCGGACCTCGCCGACGTGTTGGCCCGTCTGCCATCCGAGGATCAAGCCCGGCGCGTCGTGGACGCCTGGGTGGACGGGCAGAGCACGACCCCGACCAGGGCCGAGCTGCTCAACCTGGCCCGCGCCATGAGATCAGGGGGAGAGTGGAGGCCGTCGGACTCGCGGTGCTCCACGTGCCACGGCACCGGATACGAGCCCTACGTCGTCATCACGACCCAGACCTCATACGCCAGCGGCGCGGCCTACACCGACAAGCAGGAGGTGACGGTCGAGGATATGCGCCGCGTCACCGGCGAGCCAAGCGGGCCGCTCGCCATGATGATCTACTGGCGAGACCTGCGGATCGGCCCGTCGCAGCGGGCGTATGAGTTCGCGCGGCCGTGCCAGTGTCTTCCGAGAGGATCACAGTGAAGCCAAAACTACTGCCCGACCCGTTGTCCGAAAGATGGCAGCGCCTCCTGGAGGGCCTAGCGGCCGAGTGCTACGTGATCCGCGAGACCCAGCAGGGGCGAGATCAGCGCCGCGCCCATCTCCGCCATGTGGGGATGGTCTGTGAGCAGATCGCCAGGCAGGCACTGGCGGCCTACCAGCAGATGGAGGCGCCTCTGGCGCTCAACACGGCCACGCAGCCCAAACAGGAGAGCAGCGGGTAATCGGGATGGGATAGAGGAAGTGCTGTGGAAAATTCGATGAGCGATAATTCGCTACCTCGCGGCAAAGCGGAGCGCCAACACCGGAGACGCCCCGCTCGTAAGGCAATCCGGTTCACCGGGAGGTGAATATCATGGCGAAGACGCAATCGGCGAAAGCCGGGACTAACATCACGATTGAACTGCCCCGCATGAGGATCGAGCGGGCGGTGATTACCCTGATCGGGGATTCCCCGCTGATCTGTCATCGGTGGAGCGAGAAGGCCCGCAAAGAGATGGGCGACAAGGACCGCGGCAAGGCGAAGGCGGCGCGGGCTCCGCGGAATCCGGAGCAGGAGTACAAGGAGACGCTTTATCCTCTCGGGAAAGGATTCGGGTTTCCGTCCGTGGCGTTCAAATCGGCCGCCGTGGATTCTTGCTCGCATCTCGACGGCGTGACCAAGGTTGAGGCACGCGGAGCGTTCCACATCGACGGCGAGTTAGTCCCGATCTTCGGCACGCCGGAGATGCGCGAGGACATGGTGCGGATCGGTATGGGCACGGCGCAGATTCGCTATCGCGGGATGTTCCGCGAGTGGCGGACGAAATTCACGGTACGCTACAACGCCCACGTGTTGACGCTGGAGCAAGTGACCAACCTCTTCCAGACGGCCGGCTTTGCCATCGGCGTCGGCGAATGGCGTCCGCAGAAGGATGGAATCTACGGGCTGTTCCATGTCGAGGGGGCCTAACATGGAGGCGAAATACTCGTTCCGGCCAGGCTTTCGAGTCAAAGGCAAGGCGGACATTGTAGGTCGCGAGCTGGAACGGGTCAGACAAAAAAACGGAGGGCTTACCGCCAACGGCGTAGTTGCGGCGGCGCGGTCAAGGGCGAATTACCTCCACAGATATTTCACGTGGGATGACACGAAAGCCGCTGAAGAGTGGCGACTGGAGCAGGCCCGTACCCTAATCCGGTCCGTGGTTGTGCAACAGATGGGAGTAGAGAGCGACTCGCTGACGAATCCTGTGCGCGTCTATGCGGCTATCGGCGGAAAGCGCGAACGGTACTTCCCGATGGCGGACATCGTGCGCGATCCGATCCGAATGGCCGACCTGTTAGAGCAGGCGCGAGAGGAGTTGAGGTGGTTCCGTGAGAAATACGCGGCGCTGAAGGAGTTGGCTGCGGTGATGGAGGCGATAGGCCGCGTGGTGTGAGTTCGCGGCAGGCGAGGCGAGGCGCGTCGGGGTATGGCATGGTGCGGCGCGGCGCGGCGCGGCAGGCATGGCCTGGCGGGGCTCGGCTTGGCTCGGCACGGCATGGCGCGGCAGGTAAGTATGAGAATGACATGGAGAAGACGCGATGAGCGCACTATCCCGCCCACCACGCTGGTGCCCACGCTGTAGGATTGCCCATTCCTCGGCCTGTGAGGCGGCAAGGCGCGATTGGCGGGCCGAGACCGATGGTAGACGCGGCAACAGCGCCGCGAGAGGCTACGATGCCCACTGGAGGCGATTACGGGAATCTGTACTGGCAGACCGACCACTATGCGGAGATTGCGCCGGCAATGGGCGCGTGGTGCTGGCGACCGAGGTACATCACGTCGTGGCGCTCAGGAGCGGCGGCGACCGGTTGAGCGAGGCCAACTGCCTGCCGCTTTGCCGGTCATGCCACTCGGTCAGGACGGCGAGAGGAGAATGAGATGCATATGCGGAAACGGATCCGCGTCCGCAATCGGAATACTATCGGGAGCAAAGTGCCGCTGACGACTCCCGGATTTCGCGAGACCATCCTGGGCCCCAACGGCGC